ATTTACTATAATATTAAAAGGCTTGCTGTTTATTTGTTTATTTAGGGGAAACTGTTTTATATTACAATTATGGATTTTAAAGAAATAAAGGGGCTTAAACATTACATCTATGATGACAAAGCTGAATTTAATATTCATCACGCTTCGCTACCCCTTCGCCATTACTGGCGTCAGGGTGTTGAGGGTGAATGGATTTACACAGATGACAACTACGTTTGCCAAATACTCAGGAAACTGTCAATAAAAGATGGTGCTGATAATCCAACTGAGTCTATTCGTACAGTCTGTGGCACTTTTGTAGTCTCTGACCCAAATAAAAAGATGTTAGGTGAAAATGGGATTGCAGAGAATATATACTCATTTTCAGGAAACTATGGTTGGCAAGAAGAATTAAAGGGAAAAAACTGTTCATCTAAGCAATTACTATTCGCAAGGTATGTAGCTTCGGGTATTGGAGCTATTAAAGCTTATAAGCTGGCATATCCAAAAGCACAGTCTGAGGGGTATGTAAAGAAAAGAATAGACAAGCTTTTAAAAACGGAGAAAATACAAAAAATGGTAAAAGAAGAGATAAGAGAGATACTTGACGATGAAGGTGTAACTAACAATTGGCTTATTGAACGCTATAAAACAATCGCAGACCTCGCTGAGAGTGATACTGCTAAGTTACGTTCACTTGATAGTCTTGCAAAAATTTCAGGACTTTTTGATACAGATGAAAAAAAGTCAGAGCAAATAACCGTTTGGGCAGGATTTCAGCCTGAACAATTAGAAGGAGTGGGAAAAAATGGAAAACAACCAGAACTTATTGCCCATGCAGAACGAAAAGAAGACTAAGACTGAAACGGATCATCCTTATAACACAGACCCCTGTCCTGTGTGTAAAGAAGAATTATACCTTAATGAAGAGTATACCCAAAGAATTGGGCTTATTGACGACTTTGATGAGGTTATTGGCTGGTTATGCCCACATTGTAAAACTGAATACGATACTGACACTAAAATTGTTAGATTTCTCGGTTCTCCCGAAATTGGAGGAGAAGCATAATGCCTAGATTTGGTAAAACATCAAAAAGACACTTAAATACTTGCGATAAAAGAATACAGACCCTCTTTAATGAAGTGATAAAACACTTTGACTGTTCTGTTTTAGTCGGTTTTCGAGACAGAAATGAGCAGGACACCGCTTATAGGAGTGGACATTCAACAAAAAAGTGGCCAAAGAGCAAGCACAATTCAAAACCATCAATTGCAGTAGATGTAGCACCATATCCGATTAATTGGAATGATAGGGAACGCTTTACATACTTTGCAGGGATGGTTATGGGCATTGCTACTCAACTTGGACTATCATTTCGTTGGGGAGGGGACTGGGATAGAGATACTGAGGTAAGTGACAACTTCTTTGACGATCTTGTACATTATGAAATCATTGAGTAACAACTACAATTCTTGATTTTGGTAAGAAATAGTGTACGAGACTCTGTTTATTCTCTTAATCGCTGTCCTTATTTCTTTAGAGTCAGAAAGGGCGAAGCCCAAACCAGTCCCACTCGGAGGGGGGGACACTCTTATGGTTAGAATATCTGGTTATGCATTTTGTCCGCTATACTGTGGTGCAAATCACAATCACATAGGACATTATAAAGGTTATAACTGTGAGGAGCTACAATGCGAGCATATAACAATAAATGCAACACGTTAAACACTAAATGGCGAATTTAAACTTACATGGAAATTTATCTGAACATGAAAAAATACTCTTACAGGCTAAAGATGATTTAATACTATTTGGCAAACTATTCTCTCCTCAGGACTTCCTCGCCTCTGCAACACCTGATTTTCATGTAGAGGTGGGGAAGCTTCTTTTAGATCCAAAAATACAACAGCTAGGACTTGTACTTCCAAGAGATCATGCTAAATCTACATTAGCATCAACAGCAATCTTACATAGATTTCTATTTGCAGAGAAAGATAAGCCCGAATTTATAGCCTGGATTGGTGAAGCACAAGATCAAGCAATTGATAACTTAGCATGGGTAATTAACCATATTGAGCTAAATCCAGCAGTTCATTACTATTTTGGTGACTTACAGGGGAACAAATGGACTAAATCAGAGTTTACATTAACTAATGGCTGTAGGATGATAGCCAAGGGTGCAAATCAGCGACTTCGTGGTAAAAAGCAACTTTCAACTAGATTTACAGGAATGGTGCTTGATGACTTTGAATCAGAGTTAAATACGAAGACTCCTGAGTCAAGACAACAAATTAAGAACTGGGTCACAGCAGCTGTGTTTCCAGCAATTGATTTTGACAAGAAAGGGTTCTTATGGTGTAATGGCACTATAGTTCATTGGGATTCATTCTTACATGGACTTGTTTCAGGTTCTAGAGACGCTAAAAAAAGTGGGGAAGACTACTCTTGGACTGTTTATACACAAAAGGCAATTGAAGATGGGAAGCCTATCTGGCCTTCTCGTTGGCCATTATCTAAACTAGAAGATAGAAAGCAATTCTATATTGATAGCGGTACTCCTGCAAAGTTCTATCAGGAGTTTATGAATCAAGCAAAATCGCCAGAAGACCAGATTTTTGCGGAAGAAGATATAAATGAAGCAATTTACAGGGGGAATATTAGATTTGAGGAAGAATCGGGAAGTTGGTACATCAAATTTGATGACGGACATACTGAGTATGTTAACATATATATTGGTGTCGATCCCGCTTCAACTGTTGCTAGTAGGAACGATTATAGTGTCATCATGGTTTTGGGAGTTACTGCGGAGTATGATTACTATGTTATTGAGTATTGGCGTGAGAGAGTCCTCCCAATGAAATGTGCTGACAAGATTTTTGAGATAGTTAAAAGGTACAGTCCTGTTAGGAGGGTAAATATTGAAACAATCGCTTATCAGGAGATGCTTAGAGACTATGTTCAGAAACGTAGTAAGAAAGAGGGGTTGTTTATCCCTGGCATTGAAAAGGGTATCAAGGGATATACGCAGAAGAAGAAGGACAGATTATTTGAAGGATTGCAACCGATGTTCAAGGCTGGGGCTGTTCATCTTAAAAAACAACACCATGAGTTTATTGGTGAGCTGTTGGATTTTCCAAAAGGCTCACATGACGATACTATTGATGCTTTTTGGTTAGCAACACAGTATGCCAGGGGGAATCCAAAGGCAGGGAAAAAGAAAATGAAGAAACAGGATGATGGTACTTATATGAAAGCACGTAAAGTTTATAATTGGATTACAGGCAAACGTTTGTAATTTGCATTTAATACTAAACTTACAGTAAATTTAATACATGATAGAACAAGATAAAAGAGCAGAAGAAATACAGGAGCGTTGGAGGAAGTGGTTCGATGCTCGTAAAGACTGGGATGTGCAGGCAAGAGAGGATATAGATTTCTATCTTGGCAATCATTTTACCGATGCAGAAGCAAAGGAATTAGCTGAGAGGAATCAAATGGGTTTGCCCATTGATCGGTTATATGCTGCTATTGAGCAGTTTAAAGCAATCATTACATCTAAACCTCCAAAATTTTCTGCTGTTGGTAGAGAGGATTCTGATGTTAAACTTGCACAAGTATGGAAAACAATACTTGAATATATATGGGACAATTCTGGTGGTGATGAAGTATTCAAGCAAGTTGTTCATGATTTTTCTGTTACTGGCCTCGGGTATTTTTATGGGTATATAGACCCTGAAGATGATTATGGTAGGGGTGAAGTTAAATTTACATACGTTGATCCATTTCGTGTAGTTGTTGATCCTAATAGTAGGAATAAGTGGTTTGATGATGCATCTGGTATGCAGCTTTCAACGATACTTACAAGAGATCAATTATTAGATGCTTATCCTATGCTTGGTGAAGTTGATGAGGAGGGCAGTTCACTTATTGATAATATTGACAATATGGGGTCTGGAGACGAAACATATCCCTCATCTCAAAATCGACAGACTGGAGCATCATTTACACCAGATATTGTTAAAGATTATGATTGGGGTGGTAAAACTGAAAAATATAGATTAATAGAAGATTTTAGGAAAGTTAAAGTTCCATTTTTTAGAGTTATGGATTTACAGAGTGGTCAGGAGAAAGTTTTAGATAATGATGGTTTAGAGAAGCTTTTATCAGAGGATAGGACTGCTGAAGCTTTTGATCGTGGTCTTTTTGATATTGTACAAGTACAGCAAACTAGAATACAAGTTACATGTATTATTGGGCAAGTTGTTTTATATGAAAAAATATTAGATACAAATATATTCCCACTTGTGCCTGTACCAAATATTTGGACTAATACTCCTTATCCAATGAGTGATGTCCGTAAAAATAAGGGATTTCAGAGGTTCTTGAATAAAGTAATGTCTTTAATTACATCGCATGCGCAGGCATCGTCAGGCTTAAAGTTGCTAATACCACAGGGTTCTATACAAGATATAGAA